GTAGCACGTTTTTCAACGGTTCCAAGAAACTCTTCTCAAACTGTAGCTGATAGTCAACATACTTGTCAAGATTCATCTCTTGTGGAATGGTACTGAAAAACGAGACACAATTCTCATGCAATGGATTTGGTGTCTTCAAGTAGATGAATTTTATCTTCTCACCCTCTTGAATATATGGATACTTATGATCTAACTTGTTTTTTCTGACGAAATCGTTGTAGAGGAGTGCTCCACGCACGTGGATTGGGGTTCCTTTACTATAGATCTCAGTTCTGTGTCTATATTTCTCAAGGTTGTTACAGCCTCTGGGGAATGCAACTCCTTCTTGTCCTTGCTCTCTGGTCTCTGCTCTGATGTCATTGATAAATGAGATAAGTTCATCATTTGTTTTGCTGATAATGATCTGAAAAGCTGCATATAACTTATCTCTGAAATACTGTGGTGTAGAAGACCTAGCTGTTTCTAGTCCCATGATCTTCATCTTGGGTTCTTTGTATCGTACTCCCTCTGAGTCCCATACGTTAAGTATGTATCTCTTCTTAGCAGTCCAGATACCACGATCAGCGATGTTCTCTCGCTTCATGATCATCTTTTGGTCATACGCCGCCACATACGTTGCAAGCTCCTCATACGAGGCATCAATGAACGGTTCCAACTTATCTTTACAGACCTTATCAAGTAGCTCCACGATCCGAACCTTATCGTCAGACTTATTACCAAAAAATTTATCAACAACAGGTCCGAGATTAAGATATATTGAGTCGGTGTCAGATGCAATAACGTAATCTACTTTCTCTGTCTTAAGCAATCTATTTAGATAACCATTCATCTTGTTCTCTATCCATCGGATAGAAACCTGACCAGAAAGAGTAATAGCTTCAGCATTCGCCAACCTATAATACCGAAAATGCTCGTTGCCAATAGCACCATAAGCACTGTTAAGTGAGATCTTCTTAGCCATCTGAATGTTATTACATCTAGCAATCTCTTTCGTAAGTTCAACCGATGGATTCTTCTCATACTCTTGCTTCGCCTTAATCATCTTCTTCTTGAATATGACCCTAGAGTCATACATCTTCTGCATCATTAACGGCAGGAATCCCTGCACATCCTTCCTGTATTGTGCTCCATTGGCACATACAGCATACTCGCCATCAATCTCTACCTCTTTATTCAGAATCCGTTCAACGCTCGTGCTGGGATGTCTAGCCTCCCTGAGGGTTTCTGGACTGATATTGTATTGCATAATAAGATGAGGATAGAGGCTATTGAGGTCAAAATTAACAACCCAATCATAGCGTCCTGGTTTCGGTTCCTTGACATAAGCTCCTGCGTACTTTGCGTCTTTATCAGTTTTAATTTTAGGAGGTATGACAATACCTCTCTTCTTTAGGTAGTTATATATGATTGTATCCCACATACGAACTTGATAAAATACATCTTCGTAATTCACCTTGGCTTCATATGCCATAGTGAGTGCGAGTTCAATCAACTTCATCTTGCCTTCCAAACGGTCAACAAGTTCTACGTCAATTATATTATACTCTACAAATTTTTTCCACCCTTGTGTATAGAAGTCTTTAAATGTGTCGAATTCACTATGGTCTAACTTCTTCTGTCCCAATTCTACACTAGCAATATAATCCAATCTATAAGACTCCTGTGCCTTATAAGTAAACTTCTTATAAAGGTCAAGATAGTCTAACTGAGATACACCACCAATATCATATGAAAGCTGTTCTCTTCCCATGATGACATGTCTGTCTTCTGTCACCAAACCCCAAGGAGATAATCTCTTCTTAAGTTTCTCACCTAGAATACGATCTATCCTACGAACAATATATGGTATATCATACAGTTTACTATTCCATCCAGTAATAACCTCTGGGGTATTCTCTTCTATCATCCACCAATTGATGAAGTCATTTAAAAGATCATACTCATTATTAAATTGCTTGTAATAGAGATTATCTTGATGTGTCTTAAATGGACCTTTACCCCAAGTAATAATCTCTTTAGTGGCATAATCCTGAATTGATATAAGAAGTATCTCCTCAGCAGCAGATTCTACATCAGGGAATCCTTGTTCAGACTCAACCTCAATATCAATGGTTACTAATTTAATTTTACTAATATCAAACTTCAGTTCATCATCAGGATACTTCTCAGATATGTACTGGTAAATAAATCTCTCGTTACCATACACATCAAAACCTGGTACAGGTTCATACTTCTTTATAAATTCTCTAGTCTCACGAACAGTTCCAGGTTTAACAGGTGCTACCTGCGTACCATCAAGAGTCTTATAATGGGTTTTCTTCTTAGGTGATTCAACAAAAAGGGTTGGGTAAAACTTCTCACGGGTTGCGAAGTGTTTTCCATCTTCATAACCACGAACTAAGAAGTTGTCCCCAACCATTTGAACGTTCGTATAGAACCTCATTACGAGTTTAGACTTTCATAAGTATCTTTTATTTTACCAAGTGGTTCGCATATAGTCAAGATCTTGACAGAACTAATCATAAATTCTTTTTGATTGGTTAGTTCACCCATCCAAGGTTGCAAAGTAGCATTACCATTCTGTTGAGGAACAATGTTATATGGGTTCTTGATTTTGCAATCAGGTTCTCCAATGTCTGCTCCAACTTCTTCAATCTCAGCAACTACTGTACCTCCAGTATGAAATACAATTAATTGTGGTTTAAGTTCATCTGCCATTTAACTATCCTCCTCAGGAATTACGATTGTTTTTTCTTGGGTCTCTTCCTTTTCCTTTAGAACATCATTCATATACATTGATGATAGTTCATCAACTGGGTCAATAAAAGTGACGATCCAATCCAAGGGTACTGGGAACCTAGTTCCTTTACCTAAAGGAATCCAAGGTGCTAATTTGATATCAAAAGAAGCACCACCACTTTCTTTATTAACAATAGGTTCTGAAGTATTTACAACACATGGTTTAATAAAGAAGTATCCAACAACCTTATCATCCAAAAGCATCTCTTCAACCTTTGTAATGATCTGTTCACCAGTTTTAATTACTGCTAGTTTATTTGCCATAATGGGTTATCTTTGTAGGTATTATACAGCCAATAAAAAGGGGTGTCAACTGGATTTTGCCAGTACACCCCCACTTTGCGGCGACGATATTCAGTTTTATTTATAGATACTCTTTTCGAGCATGATGTTCTGGAACTATTTTACCTAATCGAACGACGAGTAATCCGTCTCTAAATTCGACCTCTCGTACCTCGGTATCATCTGAGATTTGCCAGACCCTAGAGAAAGACCTGTTGGCCAATCCTTTATGTCTAAACGTTCCAACATCTTCCTGTTCTTCTTTGCTGCCTTGTACATGTAGTTTTCCAAACTCCGTATAGACGCATACTTCATCTTTCGTAAACCCCGCAAGGGCGATTTCGAGTCTCGATTCGACATTGTTTACTTCAATTAAATTATATGGGGGATAGTTTGATGTGGTCTCTTGTAGAGTCATGAACCGATCAAAATAATCGTCCATCCCTATACTGTTCTTCATTATCTTATCGAACAGTAGTGGCATATCTGCCGTATGAAAACGTGTTAGGTTAGTCATGATAGTAGCTCCTTAAATAAGCGAGTTTGTGTTTTGATGTCCCCGAAGGCGACACTATTATTTAAACACAAACACTCAAATGATACAATCGGATAACCAGAACTTTTTATTCGGTTAAGCGAATGGTGGACCCCAAACCCAAGTAACTAAAACTTTTCTAACCCCAGATTGTACGGTTTTTACCCTATGGTAAAGGTACGGTGGGAAGATATGAACGAGACCACGTTCTTTCGGAACTTCCACCTTTGGGAATAATTCAAACTGACCACCTTCATATTCTGAAGGATCACTCAACTGAACAACTACCGTAAATTTTCTAGCAGGAGTAGGACAGTTAGTATAATCAGTATGCCATTTATATTCTGAACCTTTACTATAGCAAGCATACTGAATATTATCGTCAAGTTGAGTTAAATTAAATCTATAATACTCAGTGTTTAATTGATGAACAACTTTAGATAATTGAGAGAATAACCAATGACTATCCTCATTATATCCAATCATAGTAACCCATGATTTTTTAATCTCATCATTAAATTGAGTACCACTATTCATATCAACCATGTCTTCAATACTATCTAACTGTTCTTCAGTAAAGACATTAGATGCATAGACAAAAGGGCACGTTGATCCTTGTGGTGGATTTAATGGTGCTATAGGAATACTCAAACAGATATCCCCCATATCTTGTCGCAGTAATCCCTAATAGATCTATCAGAAGAGAAGAATCCTGATCGTGCAATATTTAAAAGAGACATATTATTCCACTCATCTCTATTCTTCCATACCTCATTCACTGCATCTTGAGCATTAAGATAATCATCAAAATCAGCAAAGACACAGAATGGATCATTATTCAATAAGTTATCTAAGAGTGGTCTAAAGGTATCCTTATCACCCCCACTAAAATGCCCACCTTTAATAAGGTTAATCACTTCCCAAAGTTCAGCACTCATGTAGTGCTTAGGATCATAATTGTTCCTCCACAATTCTCCTATCTCAGATTCTGTCTTACCAAATAAGAAGAAGTTCTCTTTACCAACTAGATTACGTATCTCTACGTTAGCACCATCTAATGTACCAATAGTTAAAGCACCATTCATTTGGAACTTCATATTACCTGTACCCGATGCTTCCTTACCAGCAGTAGAAATTTGTTCAGATAAATCAGCAGCAGGATATACAAGTTCTCCTAACTTAACACTATAGTTTGGTAAGAATACTACACGTAACTTACCATCCATATCAGGATCACTATTGATTGTCTCAGCAATAGAATTAATAAAATGAACAATCAACTTTGCCATATAATATCCAGGTGCTGCTTTGCCACCAAATATTACTGTGCGAGGAACGAAGTCCTTTCCGTTTTTGATACGAAGATACTGGGCGATAACTTGAAGTGCAAGTAAGTGCTGACGCTTATATTCATGTATCCTCTTAACATGAACATCAAACATACTAGAAGGATCTACAGATATTCCTAGATTGTTAAAGATGTAACAAGCAAGATGATGTTTACCGAGAAGTTTTGCTTCTCCCAACTTCTCCAATAGTTCGTAAGATTTTTCCTCTTCTAACTTTTTAAGTTGTCCCATATCAGTAATCCAATCTGGACCACAATATTCAGTAAGAACCTCTGATAGGGAAGGATTACAAGATGCTATCCATCTACGAGGAGTAACACCATTAGTTACATTAGTAAACTTATGAGGCCATAAGTCATTAAACTCTGGCATCAATTGAGATTTAACTAAGTCAGAATGCAACTCAGCAACACCATTAACATGATGTGATCCTACGGTTGCTAAGTGTGCCATACGAACAAACTTATTACCTGTCTCATCAATGATAGATAACTTACTTAAGATTGATTCATTTCCAGGATACTGAAGACGAACCAAATTTAGGAATCTACGATTAATCTCATAGATTATTTCCATATGACGTGGAAGAAGATTCTTAAATAATTTAAGACTCCACTTCTCTAATGCCTCTGGAAGAAGAGTATGGTTTGTATATGCAATAGTCTTATGTGTTATCTCCCATGCATCTTCCCACTCCATATGACGCTCATCTACAAGCAATCTCATCAACTCTGCTACTGCAATAGAAGGATGAGTATCATTTAGTTGAACTGCATAATAATCTGGGAATTCAGTTAAAGGAATATTACGCTTCTCTAAACTCCTAAGCATATCTTGAAGAGATGCACTGACAAAGAAGAACTGTTGCTTCAATCGCAATGTCTTACCCTGATCTGTACCATCATTAGGATACAGTACCTTAGAGATGGTCTCAGAAGTAACACTCTGTTCTACTGAACCAAGATAATCTCCAATATTAAATGCATAGAAATCAAATGTCTCAGTAGCATCCGCTCTCCATAATCTTAATCTATTACAAGAATTAACCCTATACCCTAATTGCAATACATCATAGGGAACTGCTACTACCTGTTCATCAGGAACCCAACGTACTCTATAATGCTCTCTATCTGAAATATAATTCTCTACTCTACCACCAAATCCAACTAAAACAGATTCTTCTGGTTGACATAACTCCCATGGCCAATCTCCATGCAACCAATTATCGGTTATCTCAATTTGCTGATTGTCCCTTATAATCTGTTTAAAGATACCATACTTATACCTTATACCATATCCAGTAGCAGGAACCTTTAGAGTCGATAGAGACTCCATATAACATGCAGCCAGACGACCAAGACCACCATTGCCAAGTCCTGGTTCCTCTGCTTGTGCAACAACTTTATCTAAACAATAACCATATTCCTTTAATGCTTCTTCTGCCTCTTTAAGAATTCCTAAGTTAATAAGATTCCTATTAAGTTGAGGTCCAATTAAAAATTCTGCAGATAGATATGCGACTTCCTTCTTTGACTTTGGTTTACTATCCAACCAATAAGTCATCATCTGATCTCTCACAGCATAGCATAATGCCATATAGAAATCATGTGGTGATGCGGTATCAGGTCTTTTACCTAAAGTATAAAAAAGACGTTCACTGATACCATTATACAATTGTGACATAACGGTTGTACTGTTACAGATATTATACTCTATCTATTCAGTAACTTCCACTTTTTTCTTAGAACCAATGTTATATTTTTGTTCCAGGATCCATTCACCCTTATCTTTATATGCTAAAACCTTGATTTGGTTTAAGGGAGCAACATCAGATATGCTCTCAGCATTGACTACAGATATGAGACCCCAATCAGAAAGCAAACGAGCGATACGATTCCGACGCTGAACGTCGTTAACAGTAAGGTTAGCGTGTTTCCCATCTAATGCGAATAATTCTTTGAAGTGAGTAATATAATATCTACCTTGCTTATGAAGAATATGGCAAGATTGATATAACTTTTTCTCCTTCCTTGATGCTACACCAATTCTTGTTAAAGTCTCACGGACTTTTAAAAAATCATCTGGTTCGTTAAGCATAACCTCCACCATCATCTCAGGCTTCCAGTTAACTTGTGGTTCAATAGTACTACTAGTCATGTCATTCCACCAATGTCAAGTCGTTGTTTAATAAAATCGAGTTGTTCTTTGGATAAAATATTCAACGCTTGCATTGCTTTCTCATTACTATAACCATAGTATTGTTTAACAAGGTCAAGGTTACTAATCTTATCTTTCCGCATCCACGGAGAGAATCTCTTCCGTTTCCTCAGACTATTTAGATAAAATTTATATTGCATATCCTTATCTAAGGAAGGATATTTGTTCATTTCATTAGCAAAGAGAACGCAATCCAGGTGTCCAGACAGACATTTGTTAATAATGTATGGAGGATAAGACTTAATTGCATCAGGATCTTCAGTTAAATCCTCCTTGGTATGATTAATTGAATTTAACCATTCCTTCAATTCAGTCTTCATTAAATGACTCCATTATCGCATTAACACCAACGACTCTGGCGTTTGGATTTCTTGCAAGAGCAACTTGTCTTGCCTCCGCATAGTCTCTGGCATATACATCCTCATTAAAGAGTTTGCCAGCAACATACAACTTTACTCTACATTTCATTTGAAGAACTCCATTAAACTGCTCCTTTCATAATTTAGTAAAAGTAACTCCTTACGAGTACTTTGATCACCCATGTAATCTCCAGTAGATCTCATGGTATATGTTAGTTCATATTCCGCTGCATCCCAACCAGCAAATCTATCCTTTACTAATTGAGAATTATTATATGATACTAATTGGTGAGATTCACATGCCTCACAATCTTCTGCAAATTTATCATGATCAAATGTCTTATGCATTCCACCCTTCTTACCATATAGATTATCCTTAATATCATAAGGAGGATCTAAGTATATAAAGGAATCAATACCATTCTTTAAAACATCCTCATAAGAATAATTTGTTATAACCCAATTGGTTATTAACTCTTGGTAGTCTGGAAGTTTTTCAATTCCTCTAACAGTAAAGTTGGAGGTACTTGCCTGAGGTGAGAAGGACGAGGACTCAGTGAGACCAGAAAAAGAGCACTTGTTAACAACATAAAAAGCAACGGCACGATCAAAGTCGGATTGTTCTTTATCACTAATAATCTCCTTCGCTGTTTTAAAAAATTCTTTTGCCTTATCTGGTATATTATATTCCTCTTTAATCTCTAACAATCTCTCAGACATTTCCTTTCCAGATCCCTGAAGTTGCTGCCAAAATGTAAACAGTGGTTTATATAAATCATTTACCCAAATAGGTAAACCATCATACAACTTAGTAACATGTATAGCAAAAGACCCACCCCCAATAAAGGGTTCTCTATATTGCTCATAGGTTGCCAAATTAGGTAGATACTTCTCCATCTTTATACAAGCACGAGACTTACCACCAGGATACCTGAGAGGTGTTTTAAGAGACTTCAGGGACTTCTTCATAGAATGCTCTCTAGAGATTCTAGAAGTTCATTAGCAGTAATGTTCTTTGCAGTTGGTTTAACATTCTCAGCAAGCATAGTAAAGTCACCTGCTTGAAGTTTAAATGTTGCACCTGCACCATCAAGTTTGGATCTACTCTCAACAACATCCCAAGTAGTAACAGCAAGACTCATGTTCTTAGTATCAACTAAAAGCATGTACTCAAAGGTCTTCTCTAAGTTCTGTTTGCTACGACCAGGCATATTATTTTTTAGGATAACCTGTTTGCATGATCCATTCTTATTAAATAATCCCAAAGAACCTTTCATCTCATAAGGGACTCCATCATTGTCAACGAAGTCTTGACCATCTGCATAGTTACCAACATAAGTCAGTTGACCACCAGAATGCTTCTCAAAAGACTTCTCCTGTAGATAAGTCCTAAGAGGACGAAAGGCATTAGTTTTTAATTCTGTTGTGTTAGTTGCATCAACACAACCAAAAAAACTATTCAAATCACAAAGTTTAATGTCAATCATTAGGGAACAATAATACCGTCTTGTACGGAGTCAGGGGTTACAATTTTACTAAACTGATTTACGTAATGATCTATTAACGCAGGGTTAGGTTCACCAACATAAACAACATTACTCTTGTTAATTGTTACATCCTCAACAGGACTAGCAAGAAGAGGAGTCCATGATGCAAATCCAATGTTACCATCCTTAGTTGGAACTGCTACGATTCCTCCACGAATAGTAACTGATTCATCAGTCTCTTCTAATAAATCTGCTACAACATCTTCTGTTGTTACTAAACGAACGACTTTAACGTTCATTTCATTTCTGTTTCTTGGTTCTGTCATTTGAAGTTACATTCACACATTAGTTCAGTTAATGCCGCCATGAGATTAATCTCTTGATCTGCAACAAACGCTATCTGATATTGGTATTTTGCAATGATCAGAACTGCGGCAGGTATGCTGCTAGGTTCCAAAGAATCATACATGCAATCGTAGATTCTTCTAAGAATAAGAGCAGGATCATTGTCCAGATTCTGAACTACCCATTTACGGACTTCCGTAAACTTCTTACCCTTTAATTGTTTTACTAGATCCTCAGTCTTTACATCCCCAAAGGTTGCAAGAATTGCAGAATCTATCTTTCCACTTACTGAGTATCGTTGACACTCGTTGAGGACTCTTCTCCAGTCTGGGAAGTGTTTGTTGATAAGTTCTGCGAGGACTTTCTTATCAGACTCAACCCGTTCTTGTTCCAAGATGGTATTAAGTCTTGCGAAGAATTGTCCAGCAATTGCTGGTTTTTGTTTTCCTGCGATTGAGAACTCGATGACTGAGCATCTCGAATGGAGGGGCTCAATGATCTTGTTTTTGTAGTTGCAGGTAAAGATAAATCTGCAGTTGTTTGAGAACTCCTCAATAGACGCTCTAAGAAGGAGTTGTACGTCGGCAGTGGTATTGTCTGCCTCGTCGATGATGATGACCTTATGCTTTGCCTCAGAAGATAAAGATACTGTTGCTGCGAAGTTCTTGGCGTTATTCCTAACAGTGTCAAGAAACCTGCCTTCATCCGATCCGTTAATGACATAAGAGTCTACTCCTAATTCGTTACACAGTGCTTTAGCAACTGTTGTCTTACCACACCCTGCAGGACCAGCAAGAAGTAAGTTTGGCACTTCTCCTGCCGCCAAGAACTCAAGAAAAGTTTTCTTGATACTCTCAGGTAAAATACATTCTTCAATTGTCTTGGGTCGATACTTCTCAACCCAAAGGAATTCATCCCTCATAATTTCTCAATCTCACATAATATGGTGCTAGAGTATGAGTACTAAAGGTATCATCTTTAATACCTCTCTCTAGATTTAACTCTTGGAGCATGCCCCAATCATCAGTATCCCCTATAAGGATCTGAACCCATTCTACATCATCTTCAAGCAATTGGACAGCTTTATCTTGAGCATCTGTCCAATCTTCATATTCTCTTTCAAATACGATGTTCCTAGGATAGGAATCATCTTGTCCGCATACTTTGTACATGATTAGGTGGGTTCCAGTGTCTTATGACACCAGCAATAATAAAACAATTAGTAACAAGATAACTGACAAAGATAAAACTACGAATAATACAGACTGCATTATCGTAGTTTGCAGTTTTAGTATCCTCGAAACTTCCCAAGGCATACTTCCAGATCCTCCATACTTTAATCATTTCATAGTTTCCATTATAGCATAATAAACAAAGAACAATGATCCAATACCACTCACTAATAAGACTATTCCTAAAACTCCAAAGCAGTCCAATTTAAATGGAGCATACTTTTTCATTTCTCAACTAATCCATCTAAAGAAGGTATCTCAATCAAGTCACGATAATCCTCGTGAAGTTCACATCCAATGTAATCTCTATTTAGAGACCTTGCAACCCTAGCAGTTGTCCCAGATCCCATAAACGGATCTAATATAATATCCCCTCTTTGACTACCTGCCTTTATACATGGTTCAATAAGATCAGGTGGATATACTGCAAAGTGTGCTCCCTTATATGGTTTGTTAGTTACCCTCCATACACTTCGCTTATTCTTTTTAGCGTATGATTTACTAAGACCAGTGTGAGGTGACAATCCTGTCCCTTTATTATGATACTTACCGTTTGTCCTGTCCCGTGTTCCCCAATCCTTAGCAGGTTCTTTAATTGCTTCATTATCATAATAATACCTCTTGTTCTTACTTAATAGAAAAATGTATTCATGTGATTTGGTACACCTATCCTTCACACTCTCAGGCATTGGATTTGGTTTATGCCATATTATATCCTGCCTCAAATACCATCCATCCGCACGTAGTGCAAATGCAAGCATCCAAGGGATACCAATTAGATCCTTCTCCTTTAATCCTTCTAACTTATTAGCACGTTTAGCACACTTCTCAGGTAGATCTTGTTTAGTTCTAGATACAGTTTGTTTAGGTTGTGACTGACCTTTACCAGGTCTATAGTTGTAATAACTATCACCTATGTTTACCCATAGAGTACCATCATCAGTTAGGCAATCTCTTACCAAACCAAACACTTCAACTAAATTTTTTATAAAGTCTTCTGGAGACTGTTCCTGACCTATTTGATTCTCTTCACCACCATAGTCCCTAAGACCATAATAAGGCGGGGACGTTACACACATCCTCGCCTTATCAGTATGAGAAGCAAACTCTTTTAAGGTCTCTCTACAATCCCCATAGAGGATAGAATTTCTCATTACCCAAAGGAAGAATCAGGTTCTAATGCAATGAAGTATGTAAGATCATAATCCTTGCACTTAAACCTAGACAATAACTTCTGAGATACAACTACATCATAAGTACCAGGAATAATCTTAATATTCTCTACTTTGAAGTTGAAGTTGAATACATCCTTTGTCTCGCCAACTGTAATAGCAAAATCATTAGAAGTATCATTCTTCTTATCTCTAACAACAATCCTTACTACACCATTCTCACCAACAACTGCTAAGTCTGGTAACTGATAAATTGCTGCTGCTTTGAGTAAACGATCTAACTGTTGCGTATTCAATTCAAATGATACATCTTCACTAGGAAGATCCAAATTCTTATCTGGAGGTGTGACTATTACACTAGGATCAGCAAAGAAGTATTTGGATCTCATTCTACCTTCTTTGATAACCACATGATTATCATTAGTAAAATCCAAATCTGGATTCTGATGCAATCCCATACCATTAAGGAATTGATTCAAATCATATATCCCAAAATCTTTTGGGAATTTTTCATTAACTTCTGCTTCTGCAAGAATGTTCTTCATCACACTCATAGTGCGAAGTTTACTACCCTCTTTAAAAAGAATAGATTGATTTATGTTGCTAAAATTCTTAAGTAGATTGACAGTTTTATCAGAAAGTTTCATAACGAGTGTTAGTGTAATCAGGTTCTTTAGTGTTACCACTGAAGTAATAAAGGAGTAAGCAATAATGCATTGCTTTTAGTATATCCTGTTTTGCAGATCCCTTCTTATCATAGCGACTCAAATACTTAATTGCATTAGAGCGACAGAACGATTCTGCATCACCCACAGAGTGAATAAGATCAAGAGTTTGGGTATCAGAATTGCTATTTGTATAATGTCCCTTATAAGTGGAAGAGACATAATCTTTAAGATCTGCAATACCTTTATCTTCTTGATACTTATGTGACTTGAACGACAGATCTGGTTCTGGTTTTGAATCACCAAATGTTATAGTATCTGGAGCTACTTGTGCTGTAGTATCTGCACCAAAGGTAACAACATCTTTTCCATAAAGATCAAAACCACTAGTATCAATGTTAATAGTTTCTGCAGCACCAACCATGTTCTCTACTTGGAAGTCAACTGCACTAGCATAATGATTGGTTCCTTGAAATGGATTTTCAGTTAGTCCATTTCTATCCCAATCATACCAATACTTAGAGTGTTTTGGTTCAGGATTGATCAGATCATAGTCCTCACTTTCTAATGAGGTGATCCTATCGGCATCTTTTGCCTTTGGTGGATCATACTCATCAGATTCCTGAGGGGTCACTCTGTTCTGCTCATCACTC